CTATGTTGTTTTTTGTTCTGTTATTATACTAACATTTTTTTATATTCTGAGTATAGGTGTTTTGTTTTTAACAGCATATTATCCGACTTTAACACCCGCATTTGTTACTATTTTTACAGAAACTATAAAAATATTAGCAGTAATTATTGCAAGTTATTTGGGCGTACAAACGGTTTTAGATTATCGTATGAACTCTTCGAATATCGTCGAATATAAAAGCGAAAATATATCTTCTAAAGAAGAAATAGATGTAAATGAAGTAACTGTTATTACCACAAACACAAAAGAAAAAGATTATTCAATTGATAACTAATCACATACCATGGAACCATCAAATAAAGCATTATCATTAATTTTAAAATATGAAGTTGGGGGAGGTAAAATCTATTATGAAAAATATCTTTCTCGTTTTACTTGGCCAGAAGGTGCATCGGGGCCAACTATTGGAATAGGTATAGATTGTGCATATTATACTCCATTAGAATTATCAAAAATATTTCACTTTCTGCCAGCTGACAAATTAGATTTAATAAAAAAAGCTAGTGGAAAAACCGGTCAAAACGGTAAAGAATACACCAAAGTATTAAGACAAGCTGGAATAACGGTAACTTGGGAAACTGCTGTTGAAATATTTAACAATGTAACCTGGAAAAAATTCGCATCATTAGCAGAAAAAACTTTTCCAGGGTTAGAAAAACTTTCACCTGATGCATACGGAGCGATAGTGTCCATAGTATTCAACCGAGGAACAAGCCTAAATGGACCGTCTAGGCTGGAGATGCGCAAAATAAGGGATTTGGTACCAAATAAAGAATATAAGGCAATAGCGGCCCAAATTAGGAAAATGAAGAGGATATGGGAAGGGAAAAACATGAATGGTTTGCTGGAAAGACGAGACGCGGAAGCAAATTTAGTAGAAAATTGCGCATAAATGAATTTAGATGAGATATATTCGAAGCAAGTAAAAAAAACTGCTATTACCAATTTATCGGTTGGCGGAAACATGCCAAATATACAAAGGGATCCGAACATAGTTAAATTAGAACAAGATGTTTTTGCAAAAATGAGAAGTATATGCCCCCTTGAACCAAATGAAAATAGAAGACCTATAATGGGGGTTCAAAATTTTTCTTTTGAAGATGCGGTAAAAGAATTAGTAAATTTAAAAAAGACTTCTTAAATATTAAGAAATATTACTAATATATTCTTAATTTATTCTCTCTATAAATAGAATTATAATACCTATAAAAAAAATGTCAACTGGTTTTTTCAATTTTATTTAAAATTACCTAATAATAAAGAAATACCAAAACTACTTATTAATATTTTTTAATTTGTCAAGTTTTTTTAACAAAAATTCTTCATCTTCTCCCGAAGGTATAATACAAGTAAAATTCAAAAACGATCCTTTTTTATTTGTAAACAATTTTTTATTAGTTTTAAACTCTACAAAATTGGGTAAATTTTTTTTACAAATACTTTTACACATTTTTGTCATTTTATTTGGTTCTTCGTAAAAACTATGCCATTCTTTTACATTTGCTGTATCGAATGAATATGATAAAATTTTACAATTGTTTTCATTTGAAACTTTTATAAAATCTTGCAATTCAGATTTTATTTTACGTTGTAATAATTCTTTTATTAACTTATCACTACATTTAATTAAACCGTTTTTAAAAAGATCCCAATCATACGCAAAATCTAATACATGAACAGACAGTTCATCTATATAACAAGAAATATCAAAAACTAATACGTTTTCTTTTAAATAATATGAAAAATAATTTTTAATCTTTTGTTCTATCACAGCTATCTATAATAGCATCAATTAAAATTTCTTCCACTATTTCGCTAGGTAAAAATAAATTTGCTTTCGTGATTGTATTGTTAATATCGGAGTATTGTTCAACTAATTTATTTTTAACATTAATAGCTTCCATAAACTGTTGTTTTGATATGTTATCAAACGTTGGTTTATTTTGCAATTCAAATGCTTCCAACAAGGGTTGTCCACTATTGTTAATTATCTCTGAAAGTCTTTTGTAAAATCTGTTGAGAGGGGATAGCGTGGTTGTATTGGATAAGGTTTTAACTTTTTCGTATAAATAAGATAGAACAGAAGATTTTTTTATTTGTTCTTGTATTCTGTTTGTGAACTCTGGGGATTTGACATGGTTTTTTCCATAGGGATTGTATAAACAACCGCTTCCTACATACTTAGATGAACAATAAATACATTTACTGTGGTTGTCCATGTGCACATGAGTGTTGGTAGGTGAGAAAATACACCCTTTACCATAAGATTTAGAATCACAATAAATACAACTCATACTATATAATTACTTTATTTTTATAAATATCCAACTCTATTTTTGGTGCATTTCCAATTCTTACGTTAATTATGCCATTGTAATAATCATTTCTCAACAAAACATCGTTGGCAATCTGTTCTTTTATTTCAAAATAAGCTAATGACCATTTAGAATTACATGTTCTTAATATTTTAAAGGTGAAATTTTCTTTTCCGAGGTTTTTTATATCTTCGTTTAAATCATTTGAAGAACTAGTATATGTTTTCCAATCGGATTCTTTAAAATCTATTCGGTTTCTAGTTTTACCTTTTAAGGGTTTCCTTTTAATTCTGGATATGCATTGTTTTTTTCCTATATATTTTTTGTTGTTTATATTATTTGTTATTTCATATAAAAAACCAAATGTTGTTTCGTCTATTACTACACCTTCGTTTAATATCCAATGTCCAGAATCTATCATTTTTTATTTTTTTTTGTTTTTTTAGTTAATAGTTCTGGAAATTTTCTTTTTATAACTTTAGAACCTAATAAAGTTGGTTTTATATTATATCCTTTTTCGTATGTATCTTTACTTACTGGATCATTTGAATTGTATACAGATGTTTGCGCAGTACCCATAACATTAGACACTGAATTATTTTCTAACAATTTTTTTACAAGCTCTTGATATTTATTAATCATAGTATATAATCTATTTATTATATAACTTATGGATTTTTTTGAAAAAATTAAACATGAGATTAATTCTGATCTAGTTTTAGATAGAATTAATCTATTAGAGAAGCAATTAATGCTTCCTGCTATTAAACATAAGTGGGTGGCTAGACTAATAGATCAAAAGAGACTTAAAAGTAGTTTAGAGACTAAGAAAAAACATTTAAAAGCAGATGTTTTAAAAACATTACAAGATAGTGGAATACCTTCCAATTTACCAAAAGCAGCATTAGATAGAAAAATAGAAAGTTCGGATTCTATATTAAAAATAGATGAACAAATAAAAGAAACCGAAATTATCATTGAATATCTTGAAAAGGTTGAAAATATATGTAGATCATTAACTTACGATATCAAAAATGCCGTAGATTTGGAAAAACTCGAAACAACATAATATGGTTAAAATCGAGTATTCCAATAAAACAAAACAACAATTACAATTAAATTGTGATAGTTCTGTATTAAACCGAATACGTGATAGGTTTTCTGCTCCAAATCCAGCATTTAGAAGAAATTCTAGGTTTTCTCAACCCAGGGTCTATGCAATTACACCATCAGGTAAGTGTGATTCTGGTTTATTAGATAATGTTCTTGCTTTTTTACAAGCAAATCAAATACAGGTGGAATTGGATGTTGAGATTGAACAATTAAAAAATTTAGGGTTTGATTCACCCATTATAAAAAGATTCGACCTAACATATCGGTCGCACCAAGAGACATCTATCGAAAAGGCTTTGAAAAAAGGTAATGGGGTTGTGATAATACCAACTGCTGGTGGTAAAACTCTCATTATGGCAGGATTAATAGAGTCTTTGAGAGAGAATTTAAAAAACGAAAATGCATTAGTGTTGGTTACGGTACCAACCATACAGTTGGTGGAACAAACTTGTGCTGATTTCATATCATATGGAATGACAAAGGTAACCAAATGGTCGGGTGACAACAAACCAGATCCAGATGCAACAACTATTATAGCAGGAACCCAAATTCTTTTATCCGATAAAACCGATCTATCTATTTTAGATGATGTTAAAATATTAATGGTTGATGAATGTCATTGCATTAAGAAAAATAATGAGATTAACAGTGTTTTTAAATTTATTAAAACTCCTTTTAAATTCGGTTTCACGGGAACCATGCCCTCAACCATTATAGATGAGTGGAATATTATTGGAAAGTTGGGTCCCATCGTATATCAAGAAAAAACCGAAGATTTAAAGAATAAGAAATTTATATCTAATTTTAAAATAATAATTTTGAATGTTATTCATAGGAATATACCAAAAATAACTTTAAATTTTAGTAAACCAGCAGAAGCATATCAATCTGAGATGGATTTTTTACTACAAAACAATAGAAGGAATGAGATAATATGTAATTTGGCTAATAAATTACAAAACAATACTATAATAATGGTTGATAGAATCGATCATGGTATTAATATCGTATCTAAACTAGAACAAATTACAAAAAAACCTTTTTATTTTATCAGAGGTTCGACCGAAATGGAAGAACGTGAAAACATTAGATCATTAATGAATGAAAAAAATGATATAATAGTCGTGGCTATATCTAAAATATTTAGTACCGGCATTAATATACCGAATTTACATAATATAATTTTTGCATCCGCAGGAAAAGCCAAGATAAAAATAATGCAATCTATTGGTAGAGCACTTAGATTGCACCCAACCAAAACGATGGCTAATATATTTGATATATCGGATAATACCAAGTATGGGAAAACGCATTTAAAAGAACGAAAAAAACTTTACGATACAGAAAAATTTAAATATGAAGAAAAAAATATACAATAAAGAAGATTTAATTGATGATTTGGTTGATGATGATATCGATGATGTCATGCCTGATGATAATAATGTAATAGAAACATTATTAGACGATGATGATGATATCTATGCCGATATCGATGGAATCGCCGATGTGGAAGAAGATTTAATCGCACTTGATGATGCAATGCCTAAAAAAAGAAAAAAGAACGGGGCAAAAAAAGAAGATTTTTATGTTGAGCCTAAAAAATTTGATGAAGAAATAATGCACTACTATGATAGTGGTGTATTGAGTGACAATTTAGCGGATATGGTGAATAAAATTGCTCACAAATTAAGCTATGCATCTAACTTTATTAATTACACTTACAGAGAAGATATGGTCGGGGATGCATTAATTAGAATGTTTAAAGCACTAATGTCAAAAAAGTATGATAGAGTAAAAGGAACAAATCCTTTTTCGTATTTTACTCGAATAGCATTTAATGCATTTAGAAATAGAATTAAAAAAGAAAAACATTTGAATGAAACTCATTTGAAATACCAAGAAGAATTGTCTTTAATAGCAGAAAATCAAAACGTTTACAAAAATAATAAAAATTTATATAGTAATGATCAAAGATAGCAAAATTGGACTTTTTACAGATATACACATAGGATTAAACCAAGATAGTATAGTTTGGCACAACATAGTACTAGAGTTTGCTGAATGGTGTTCTAAAAAATTTTTAGAAAAAGGCATTAATGATATTATTATATGTGGTGATATATTTCATAATAGATCTGAAATATCGGTAGCAACATTAGACACCGCGAAAAAATTCTTTGACTGTTTTAAAGACTTTCAAATCTATATATTAGCCGGTAATCATGATAGTTTTTATAAAGATCATAGTCTAGTAAACTCTATATCTCTTTTAGATGGATGGTCTAATATAAAAATAATAGATAAAGAA